CCGCTGCGCTTCACCGCGTCCCAGTCGATGCGGCCCTGCCAGCGGGAGACGTCCATGATTTCAGCCATATCGTCCTCCTTACTGCGTGATTTCCTCAAAGCCGCTCTTGACGAGCATTGCCTTGACCTTCTCCTTCAGCAGACGAGGGCAGCGATCATACAGAGCCTTTGCCTCCTCCATAGTCTCAGCAGACATAATTTCCTGTGCCCATAACATAGCCATCATAAATACCATCCTTTCGATTTTTTGTGTGATTTTACGCATAGACAGTCTCGCTCATTTCCAGCAAGCACTGCTTCAGCATTTCGTTTTCGTTTTTCAGGGCGGCCAGTGCTTCGGGCATCTGCGCCATTTTTGCCTCGTGCTCTTCCTTGGCTCTCCGCTCTGCCAGCTCGTCTTCGGTGTAGCGGATGTACCGCTGGATGGGGACCGTCTCTTCCCAAGCGGGCTGCGGGTCCACACCGGGCACATCGATCACTTCCTCCACAATGGTGCTGCCATTGGCGAGATGTTCAATGGGGACAAAATGACTGACTTGCTTGACCCCGGCAATGGACTCGTGGTGGACGATCTCCACGTCGTCGATGAGCCGCCCAAGGCTCAGATCGGGTGCTTCGGTCAACTCCACACCGGTTTCGTCAATAATTTTCATAGATGTTCCTTTCTCAGCCTACGCGCTGCCAGATGTTCACCGCCTGATACGGGTTCAAAATGCTAAACGCTTGCCCACTGCCGGTGCTGCCAATGGTCAGGGTGTGCCCATGGCTTCCAGCGCTGGACGTAGTCACGGTGGTACTACCCGCCTTATAAGTGGTGCCGCTGTTGAAATCGTACCCGCTGCTGTTAGAACTTGCAATCGTATGGGTATGCGCTCCACTCTGGCTGGTACTTCCGCTGTGGTTATGCGTAGGCAGCTCGTTTGTGGTTAAGGTAACTTTGGCACGCCCGCCGCTGCTTCCCGCGGCAAAAGTATCTCCGGCGGCGAAAACAATACAGTCTTTCAGCTGAGTCCAGATCGTATGTGCATAGATGGCGGCAGGGCTTGTGGAATCCGCCATTTCCATCACAAAATCAACAGGCGGGACCCAGCCGGGATCTGCGATTCCGGTAACTGCTCCGGTCATTTAAGCTTCCTCCTATCCGATCCGTTCCCACATATAACGTACAATGTAAGGATTCAAAATGCTGAATGCTTTCCCGTTTCCGGTATTTCCAATGCTCACGCTATGGCTGTGTGCACCGGCGCTGGATGTCGTGCGCGTGGCGTTGCCAATATGAATATAGCCCCATGTCATGACACCCTCATTATAGCTATCCGCTATACAGACTGTGGCGGTATGTGTATGAGCACCGGCGGAAGAGGTACTGCCGCTGTGATTGTGCGCGGGCATTTCTTTGGTTGTAAGTGTGACGCTTGCCCGACCGCCGGTAGACCCGTTTGCATAGCTCCCGCCCGCGGCGATGATCGCCCGGTCCTTGAGCTGGGACCATGTAGTTCCGGCAAAGATTGCAGCCGGGCTGATGGGGCTCGCGCTCTTCCAGACAAAGCCAACGGGAGGGGCATCGGCAGCCACGGTCAGACCTTTTACAATTCCGATTGCCATCAGCTGACCCTCCTCCAAACGTATTTGCCAACATACGGGTTCAGAATGCTGAATGCTTGGCCGTTTCCGCTGCTCCCGATCGTAACCGAGTGGGTATGCGCTCCGGCACTGCTTGTTGTTTTTGTTTCGATCTCCGCCCAACCTTTTGATGAACCTGCATAATAGACACCTTGACTTGTACCCCCAAGGCTGGATACGGTGTGCGTGTGATTTCCGGTCGCTGTGATGCTGCCGCTGTGGTTGTGGGCGGGCATCTCGGCCACACTCAAGGTGTGGCTCGCAGATCCGCCTGTGCTACCGAGCGTGTAGCTGCCGCCCGCGCCCATGAGAAAACGGTCCTTGATCTGCGCCCAACTGGTTCCGGCATAGTCAGCCGCCGGGCTGACGGAGCTGCTGGTCGTGATAATCGCGCCAACAGGCGGCACCCATTTGCTGCTGAGTGTGTTGACTGCTCCGATTGCCATAGAACATGCCCCCTTTAGGTCGGGACCCGCTCCATCAGCAGAAGCCGGAGATGGATGTCTGCCGAAGGAACCGTGGCCGCATAAAAGCGGCAATACCCAGCGCCGGTTCTGCAGATGGTTCCGAGCCCTGCCTTTTGGGCGTCCGGCACGCTGGAAACGCTGATGGTGGCGCTGGGCTCCAGCTCCGCTGTGCAGCCGCTTACGGTGGCGTCGCACTGATAGCTCCACCCTGCGGCCTTTGTCTCAGCGTCCGAAGTTTCAGCCCAGCCAGCGACAGGCAGTGTGATATCGTAGGCCCGGATGATGGTCCCGGAAGGGCCCTGCGGGCCGGTGTCACCTTTATCGCCCTTGAAGTCTCCGGCATCCTTGGCTTTCTTCAGCGCGTCCGTGGCCGCGTTGGCTGCATTATTGGCAGCTTCCGTTGCCCGGTCGGCGTCTTGCTTAGCGGAACCAGCGCTGCCCGCCGCTTCGGACGCACTCCCGGCCGCTTCCGTGGCACTTCCCGCCGCAGCACTCTCGCTCCGGGCGGCTGCGGCTGCGGAACCGGCAGAGGCGGAGGCGCTGTCAGCGGCACGTTCTTCCGATTCCTTTGCCGCCCTTGCAGCGTCCACCGCTGCCTGTCCCCATTTTTTCACCAGCGCCACAAACTGCTCGTATACGCTTGGCGTGATGGTCTCGGTGGTGCTGTTGGTGTCGATGGTCTCATAGCAGGTGTATTGGCCGGGCTTCGTCATGGCGATGTAGCCGTTCTCGTCCACGGCCAGCAGCATCCAACTGCCCTGCTTTTCCTGTGTCCAGCGCCGGTCTACCACAACGCAGTTGTTTTCGTCCAGCATCTGCGGGTCCGGCAGAGCGCCGCTCAGCCGCTGCACGTGCAGCGTGATGGCACAGCCCGCCCACTCTTCCGGCACCTCGAAGTGCAGGGTGTCCACCTTGGCCGAGCCTACGCCGCCCATGTACAGGGTGTCCGGCGTTGCCCGGAAGGTGCTTCCGTTGTCCTGTGATTTCCGGACTTTGATGTTCAACTCGCTCATGCTCTTCCTCCCTTCTGCCCCAGTGTATCATCTCCCGCCGGGCCAGACTACTTGCTACTTTTTCCGCCGGGCAAACAAAAACGCCCCGGCCAATTTGGCCGAAGCGTCTTCGTTCTTTTATCTCACCTCCGCCCACTCATCCACGGCTCCCGCCGCAGCTTCCTGCTTCTTCTCGTCCTGTTTGATCCAGCTCTCGAAGTTTTTCTCTTCGTACAGAGGTTCGCCTCCGGCTTCCAGCCGCAGCAGCATCTCCGCCAGCTTCTCCCGGTCGTGGTCATTCCCGGCCAGATACTCGCTCTTGACAACGCCGGTGATCTTGCTCTTGATGGCATCCTTGTCCTTGCCCGCAGTCAGCAGCCGGTCGATCTCGGTCTGCACATCCTTGGCGCGGCCCGCTTCCAGTGCGTCGGTCAGATCATCGTAAACATTCCGGTCTTTGTCTCCGGCCAGCAGCTCATCGGCCTTCTGGTTCACGGCCCCGGTCACAAGGTCGATGATGGCCTCCCGCTTGGCTGCATCCTCTTTGACGCCCTCCCGGATGCCAAGCCCTTTATAAAGTGCCCGGATGCAGTCCTCGGTCGCCTTCTGCCGGGTCCTGTCATTGCCCGCGTTCCGGGCCTTGGCCGCTGTCTCGATGTCCGGGTCGTAGTTCTTCAGGCGTTTCTTGAGTTCCGCCTTCACCTTGTCGCTCTTGCCCATCTGTTCGAGCTTGCCAAGAGCGGCCGCAGCTTCCTCCGCGTCGCCCCGCTCAATGGCGTTGAAGAGCCGGTCGTATTGTCCGGTCGCGCTGGCCGGGGTCCCGTTCAGGCTGAACCCTTCGCCGTTTGCAAGGCCCTGCACATCGTCCGCGTAAGCCGCGAAGGCTTCTACCATCTTCCGCCCGTTTGCCGCCGGGATGCCCGCGATGTCCAGCCCATATTCCATCACATCGACCCCGGCCTTCCGGAGCTTTCGGTGGTAGGCTTCCAGTTCCTCTTCGTCCATGCCGGTGGTGTCCTTCCGGAGCAGGGTGTACAGCTTCGTGGCAGCGGCAAACAGGTCGTTGACGGCGCTGATGTTGGTCGCGCTCACCACATCGTAGTCCGTGCCGTTCACTGCGTTGCCCACCATGCTGTAGATTTCCGAACCAAACAGGAAGTTGCCCGCCGCGCTCTCGGTGAACAGCCCCGCAAACCGGTTCCACAGGCTTTCGGCGGTCACGTCGCCGTTTTCATCCTGCTCGCGATCCCACCGATGCAGCAGGAAGTCCGCGCCGATCTTCATCAGGGCGAATACCGCCGTCTGTATCACTTGGCTTGTAGCGGCCCGGCGCAAGCTCTGCCCGGCCCGCTGCTTTTCGGCCTTGTTCTCGGCGCTCTTCTCTGCATTGTACCGGGCTCTCTGGGCGTTGTAGTCCATCACCGCATCGGCGAGGATGCCGTAGTTCTGGAACCGCTGGGTGGTGAACATGGTCAGCGTCTTGGTGATCTCGTTGTCGCTGCGCTGGATGCCCGCCCGCTGCATCACGGTATAGTTGGGCTGGGTCTCCTCAATGACCTTCTGGTACATCTGGTTCACAGCTTTCCAGTAGGCGTCACTGCCCTTGGTGGCCGCACCGTCGGCAAACTCTGCCGCGTGGTGTTCCACATAATGTTTCGCACCCTCCCACAGTGCCGCCACCGTGATCTCGTCCATCGAGTTGATCCAGCCGGTCACGCTCTTGGGCAGTTTGTCCATAGCCTTTTCGGCAAAGCTCCCCGAAACGCCGATGGACGCCAGTTCCCCGCGCTGGCTGCCCCGCAGTCGGTATTGTAGCAGCGCGTCGCCGTGTTCGCTGATCTCCGCTTCCAGTGCCCGCCGCTGCTTGCCGGAGAGGTTTTTCACGAAGGGCAGCACTGCCGCCATGGTATCGCTGCCCAGCACGGCCCCCGCCGTGGGCAGGGACGCCGCCTGTGCGATGGCGACGCCGGGGTTTAAGGTCAGAATAGCCCCGGCATAGTTGCCCCGCAGCTTTCCCATCACCCGGCCGATGCCGTCCGAGCGCTTGCGTTGCTTCGTCTGCAAGTCGGTCAGCAGGTAATCCACGTAGTTCACCGCGTCCCGTCCCCAGTGTTCCTTCAACACGCCGCTCTTTAGCTTTTGGATGCCATCCTCTGTCTCCACATTCGCGTTCAGGATGCGGTTTGCGTCCCGGATGGGGGCTGCAAGGCCCGCGTAGGCCGCTGTGTCCCGCAAAGAGCGCTGCACCACGCTGCTGCACTCCTCCAGCAAAATAGGCAAGCTGCTCTTTACGCGCTCCTTCAAAAAGCCCCGGCCCTCAATGGTGGCGTCCATCTTCACGCCCTCGATCTCGCTGGCCAGCTGGGTCTTGTCCACCGCGATGGGGTAGTAGTTCTTCACCGTCGCCCGCTGGAATCCCACCAGCTTCATGCTGGTCTCGTTGATGAGGTTCGTGGTGTAGTCCCCGAAGAAGCCCTTCATGTCCTCGATCCACTTCCGGTCGTAGTCGGTCAGGGCATTTTCCACGGTGTTCAGGATGGTGTCGGCCATGGGCATTCCGTCGGCCCCCGTCAGCATTCCGATCCTCACGGTCTGCCCCTTCTGGTAGGCCCGCTCGATGTCACCCTCGTTGTAGAGCGTTGTGTCCGGCAGAGTCAGGCCGCCGTTGAGCAGGTGCTCCCGGCTGTCCGTGTTCTGCAGGTGCATGTACAGGCTGCACAGCTGCCCATGGGTCAGCGGCACGGCCTTGCCCTTTGCGTCCGTCAGCCCGATGTCCACCAGCTCCGCGCCGGGGCCAGCGAACCGCTCCATCTGCTTGAGGTTGGCCTTGCCTGTCACGTTGTCAAAGAGCTTGGTGCCTTCCACCGTGATCTGGGTCTGCCGGAGCTGGCCTTGGTTCAGCATGTCGGCCAGCTTTTCCATCTGGCCGTTTTTGGTGTACCCGCCCAGCATCCGGAAGACTCGCTTCGCGCCCAGCATGTCGAGATTGTATTTGGTCAGTGCATCCCGGATTCTGCCGCTCTCGTTTCCCTTGGCGGCCAGCACTTCCAGCCCGGCCTTCTGGGCAAAGGCGTCCACTTTCTCGGCCTTGGCAAGGCTCAGGGTCTTGTTTTCGGTGCGGATCACGTGCAGCGTCCCCGCCGTGATGGCCTTCAGCATCCGCAGCTGCTCCACCGTCATAGGCAGATAGGTGCGGTTCTCCGTCTCCCTGATACGGGCCTTCAGCCGGTCCCGCAGCCTCTCGGCCTTTTCGCCGTCGCCCAGCGCCTCGGCCTCGGTCAACTGCTGGTGCAGCCGGTCAAGCCGCGCCTGTTTCGCGTTCATCATGTCGGCCTGTAAGGCTTGGATGAGCTTCGGCACACCGGTCTGTTCCCAGTCGTAGGCAAGGCTGCTGGGGTCGCTGGCCGTGCCCTGCGTCTGGCTGATGGTGTTGGCCAGCGCCGTCAGCTTCCGCACCGCCGCATCGTTCAGAACGGCCATATCCGCCAGCTTCGCCACCTCTGCCGCCTGTTGGATGAGCCGCGGCTGCACATACTTGCCCTTCGAAGGCCGCAGGATCATCTGGTTCAATTGGGCGGCGTTGTTCCGGATGCTCCGCTTCAGCTCATCAGCCTTCCGTCCGTCCCGCGCCCGCTGCACCCGCTTTTCGGCCAGTGCTTTTGCCACGGCAATGTCCTCGTCCCGCTGCTGGCGGGCCACTTCCACCGCAATGGCATTTTTCTGGGCCTGTTTCTGCTGCCACGCTTCGGCTTTCTTCTGGTTTTCGGCTTCCCACTCCATGATCTCGCGCTCCTGCACGATCTGGCTGTACTCCGCCCGGTCAGCCCGGCGCTGCTCGTTGGCCACCTGCCGGGCGAGGTCCCGGTTCTCCGCTTTCGGGGTCTTGTTTTCCAGCGTGATCTCATCCAGCATCTGTTGCCGCTCTTCCTTCAGGCGCTTTTTCTCGGCTCTCCATTCCCGTTCGTAGGCTTCCTTCAACACATCCAGCTTCTCGGCCATGTCGCCGGAGTTGGTGATGTCCACGCCCAGTGCATCCAGATTGGCGTCCAGCATCGCTTCTGCCTTGGCATTCCGGCGCTGCTGCTCCTGCATCTGCTGCACTGCTTCGCTCTGGTTCCCGGCTTTCTGGTTCTCCGCCAGACGTCGGTTGAATTCTCTCGTCTGCTCCTTCTGCACAGCCCGCAGGTCTTTCACAGCCTTGGCCGCACTGGTTTCGTCTCCGGCTGCTGCCGCTGCGGCCCGGCGCTGCCACTGCTGGAAGGAATCGAAGATGGCCTGTGCGTCGTTCATCTCGTTCACATTCAACAAGTCGCCGATCATCCGGCCCGCCAGCTCCACCTTGGCATCTTCGTACTCAGCCACATCCGCGAACCGGCTCATCATCTTGGGCTTGATGGTGTCGTGCACGTTCATCAGCACATCCAGCCACTCGGTGCTCTCCATGCTGGCCGCGCCGTCCACGCCCGCTGCCTTGGCGGCTCCCCGGAACAATTCCGCTGCGCCCTGCTTTGTGCCGCCCATGCTCCGGGTATCGTTCACAATGGCCTCATATTCTTCCGCCGGGTTTCCGTCCCGGTGTCCTTCCTCCTGCCGCAGCTTCACGCCGTGCTTCCGGGCCTCGGCCACCGCTTCGCTCCAGCTTCCGTACTGGCGCACAAGCTCCGCCTTGGCTTTGCCGTTCTTGTCCACGGTGTAGCTCAGCTCGTGGTATTCCGGGTATTGCTGCCACAGCTCCGTATTCCGGTAAGTCGCCTCGTCGAGGATCTCCCCGGCAATGGTCTCGGCCAGCCCCTGCGCCTTGTTCATGTCGGCCCCTTCGGTCTTCATGTACTCGATCAGGGTGCGCATCTCGCGGGCCACACGCTCGGTGTCGGCCTTGCCCTTCGCGCCGCTGGCCTTTACCAGCCGTTCTGCCACGCCCAGAATGCTGTCGTCGCTCACCCGCACCCCGCGGGTCAGGCCCATCATCTCGGTCAGCGTCTTGATGGCCGCGCTGTTGTCCGCAATGGTCCGGCTGGCTTGCCGCTGGCGGTTCCGCTTCGCATCCCGGTCAGCCTGTTCGGCCATCTGGAAGCGGACATCCGGCACTTGGTTCAGCACCTTCGTGCGCTGCGCATCATCCCCGGCTTTGTACTCGTAGACGGTCACGCCCTTTTCCTTCAGGCTGTCCAGCAGCGCCGCCGAAGCATTGTCCGGCACAATAGCCGCCCGCACCTCGTCGAACTCCACGGCTCGCTGGGGTTTCGCCTCAAAGTACCCGGTGGGAATGTTTGCGATGGTCTTGTACAGCGCCACGATCTGCTTTGCCGTCTCCCGGCTGATGGTATAGCCTTCCTTAGAAAATGCCTTGCTGACCGCTGCCATGGTCTGCTTTCCCTGTGCGGCCCGCAACAGGATTTCACCGAGTATCTCCCTCTCCCCATAGCCGCTGTCCGAATGTGCAGCGGTCTCCTGTCGGATGCGGCTGATGACTTCTTCGATCTGGCCGTCGGCCTGTTCCAGCAGTGCCTTGTACTCCTCCTCCGGCATCTGCTGCAAGCGGCCTTTGTCTGCCCGCACTTCGTCCAGATTCTGATACTCCGCCGTCGCCGTGCTCATCAGAGTGTTTGCCGAAAGGCCCCATGCGCCTTCTCCGCGTGCATTTTGCTGGTTCATGGCCTCCACCAGATTCTGCAACGTGTAGGGGTTGTGCAATTGGGCAAAGCTTCTCCGGTTTCCGGTTCTGGTATAGGGGTCCTTCTCATTTCGGATTCCCTTTTTTCCCAGAATACCCTCCATCTTCGGCAGCAGCCACTCTTCCACATCAGCATCCGGGGCTTTCTGCTGTAACTCCTTCTGCATCGCTTCCGTATCCTGCACGGTTTTCCCGGCCATATCTTTGGTCGTCACATATTCATATGCGTTTTCCAGTCTGGCCCGCAGCATCGGTGCGATCAGCCGGTCGGCTTTGGTCTGCGCCTTTTCTTCGCTCCAGCCAAACTCTTCCATAGCCCAGCTTTTTTCTGCTTCCCGCACTTCATTCAGCACGGCATTGGATTTATCGTGATTTCCGTTCACCACGTCGGACTCCACGATGTCCCGCAGGGCAGCTTCTCCGCCAAGGGCCTCCATGATTTTCTCATACCGCTTTTTCTGGCTTTCGGTAAAACGCACCTCCTGCTTTGTCACCACCTGCACGGTTTCGCCTTTGTCTGCCAGATAGGCCGCCTTGACCGCATCATTCCGGGAAAGGCTCTCTGCCAGTTGCTTCGGGCTCTTCCCGGACGCTTCCATGTCCAGCGTTCCGCTGAGCACATTTCCCCGCGCAAATGCGCCGCCAGCGGTTTGTCGGCTCAATTGTGCAAGTTCGCTGTTCAGCTTCACTGCCTTGTCCGCGTGCACTTCGTATTCCACATTGGGCCGGGTGGGTGTCCATGCGTCGGAGCCATAGATTCGATTGGCCCGGTTCACCATGGGGTCAATGGTATCGGAGTTGAACACCAGCGAGATGGGGCCGTATTGGGTATGGCCTTCCTGTGCCTTGACCACCGCAATGGAAGGCGATGGCAACCCGCCCAGCTCCAGCGCTTCCCGCAGATTTTCTTCAGTCAGGTTGTGGACGGCCACAAGGTCTTTGTTCTGGTCCACCTCCACCGGAGCACTCAGCTGGAACCGCACCGATTTCTTCACAGGTTCGTCGGTTCTCTTGCTTTCAGCGGAATCTTGTGCTATACTGGATTCAGAAAACAGCTTAGGGGCTTCACCGCCCTGCTCGGTCTTGAATACCGAGGTAAGGCTGTTTTCTTTTTTTGTTATTTTTCCGTTTTCAATGGTGAGCAAACTTCCATCCGAACCACACACTTCATGTACGTAGAACTTGCTTGCAGCATTGGGCACCGTGTACTCGTTCACGATCACTGCTTCATAGATTTTCGTTTCTCCCACCATAACAGGAGCGACGAAGGTATAGGTATTGTAGCCTCTTCCCTTCCAATTTTTCACGAACCCGATTTGCTCACCGTATTTGATAACCTCCGGAATTGCCGCTGCTGCGAGTTGCTTTACTGGGCCATTGCCGTGCTGCACCGTCGCCTTTGCGCCTTTCCGGGTCAGTTCTACCGTGCCAAATCCGGCCCTTTCCACTTTGCTGCCGATGGATTCAAAGAAGCGCACGATATTTTCTGCGTTTTCTTTGTTATTCGCACCGTACTCGATTTCTTTTCCGCTGATTGCGGAAACGGCCTTCATTTGTTCAAGCTTATCAAGGTTCTGGTTCAGCTGCTTCTCAAGCGTCTCTTCGCCCTCCTGAAGTTGGAACCTCACCCCCTGCTGTTCCGCCGCGCTCTCGGTTTTGAGAGCAGCGGCGTTTTCTTTTGCTGCCCGCAGGGTGTCCATGGCCTTTTCGGCGTGGGCGAAGTATTCGTCTTGCAGGGTCCGTCTCTGGGCTTCGGCCAGCCGCTTTGCCTTCAGGGCGGCGGCGTTGCCGGGGTCGATGGTCAGCACTTCCTTGGCCCGGCTGATGATGTCGCTCAGCAGATTCTTCACCCGGTTCATCACCTTGTGGATGGAACCCCTCACGCCCGCATTTTTCTCGGCCTGTCCGCGCTGGAATTCCACCCAGCGCTTGAAGTCCGCTTCCGTCGCAAAGATCCCCCGCCACGCATCTGCCACCAGCTCTTCGGCTGCCTGTTCGTAGGTAAGCTTCTGGCTGGCGTACACGTCCATCTTGTCCCGGATCATCTCGTCCACGCTCTCGTAGCCGTCCATCTGGGCAAGGTAGGTCAGGGCATGGTCCTGCAAGCTCTTTGCGCCCGCTTGGTCGAGGGAGTTATACCAGTGGTAGTCCTCGTGCAGCACGGTGCCGAAAATGTCGCTGACGCTGTCCCCGAAGAAAATACGGGCCGTCTCGCTGTCCACATAGGCCCGGACGTTCGGATTGTTTTGCAGCACGTTCTTCAGCACAGCGTCGGTGCCGGTGGCGGCGGCGTTCAGCTCGATGATCCGGCTGCCCATGTCGGTGCCGTCGTGATCCAGCGTCCCTTTATAGTAGACCAGCCCCTGTCCGCTCGTGCTCTGGTCGGTCAGGCCGCCGCCGTAGCCGCCCGCCTGTTCCTTGGTGTCTGCACCGTAGAGGTAGGCGGTATTCAGCGCGATCCGCCCGCCCTCGCCGCTGTCCAGAATATAATTGACGTTCAGGGCAGTATTGTCCATCACACCGGCCAGCCGCAGCGCGTCGTCGAAGCTCTTCACCTCGTCCATCTGCGCCAGATGGTAGATCGTTGAAGCCGCGGCGGCATACCGATCAGCATCCACGTTGGCGGGCAGCTTCTGGCTGATGTCCTGCGCGGCCTTGGTCTTGCCGCTCTCCACGCCCCACTGCTCCAACTGGCGCTGTACCTCGCTCTGCCGGGCCGTCTGGCCGCTGGGTTCCCGCAGCCCGTAGGTCTCCCGCATCTGCCCGCTTCCCTCATCCGCCGCGTCCAGCCCCGCCGGGTCAACCTTCCGGTCTACGTCCGCATAGTCGTTGACGCGGGCGGTTTCCACCGTTTCCCCGGCGTTTTCCACGCCCTTCTCGTTGACGCGGGCCGTTTCCGGTGCTATACTGGCCTCAGCACCGTGATCTTCAGCTAACGTTTCGGACGTATCCCTGAAGTCGGCAACGGCATCCATAGGGGACTGCGGCGGCGGTGCGGTCATAGCGGAAGGATCTGCGACTACGTTTCGGACGTTATCCTCAGGGTCGGCAGCGGCATTCACGGGGGATCGCAGGACTTTCGCTATTTCTTTTTCGTCAATGCCATTCTTAGAAAGATATTCCGAAACAATAAAATTCTTATTTTTCTTTGTATCACAGACGGCTTCCACGACAATGTGGCTGCCGTCTATTTTTTTCTCAAAGAGCACGATCGGCGCACGTTTGCCGTTGCTCGTCATGTAACCATCTGCGCGGTCTTTTGCTAAGTACGCATTGTCAAAATTGTTCAGCACATAGGCCGCACGGGCCACGTCGGCGCTCTCCTTCATGGTAGCGTCGGCGCTGCCGTCGCCGCCCGCGTGGCGGTTGGTGATGTGCATCACGCCGTTGTTGTCCAGCATGGTGTAGTCGCCTACTTTGTCAAGCCCCGTCAGCTCCATCATCGCGCTGCGCATCCGGTCGCCGGTCTTGCTCACAACAAAGGGTTCCAATTTCTTGCCCGCGCGCACATCGTCCACATACTTTGCCATTGCCGGGTCTACGCTGTTCTTGTATTCCTCAATGCTGGCATTCTGCGCCGCCGTATGTACCGCCGGGTCATCGTTCACCGCCGTCTGTCCCTCTAAGGCTCCCTCTCCGAGGGAGCTGTCACCGGAGGTGACTGAGGGAGTTTTCGCCTTCTCCGCCGCAGCCTTTTGTGCTGCCTGTGCACGCGCTTCCATGGCATTCTGCACTTTCTGCTCGGCCTTGGCCTTTACCACACGCACGCCGGTGCCCGCTGCACCGCCCATCGCGCCGGATACGCCGCCAGAAAGGCCGCTCTCCAACGCCGAAAGGAAATTCTCCTGCGTGAGCATCTGCTTCGCCGCTTCTGTGTCGCCCATAGCTGCGTCAATAGCTTGGTCTGCATAGCTTTCCACGAAGGCTTGCATGGCGTTATCGATGCCGCCGGTCACCGCGTTCGCGATGGCAGGGTACTTCTGCGCAAAATCCGATTTTCCTGCCATGCCGCGCACCCATCCCGCGATCTGCCCGGCCACGGTATTTTTTGCGTAGTCCGAGCCCATAGTTTCTGCAAGGTCTGCCGCGCCCACCGAGTTGATAGCCCAGCCCGCGCCGAACTTCAGCGCCGCCTTTGCCATCGCCTTTTCGGGGCTTTCCCCCTTTGCGTCGCTGGCCGCCAAGCTGTCACCTGCGCCCTGTAAGCTCAGCACCGGCAGCACCAGAGCCGGGTTCACGGCACCCAGCGCGAGGTTCTCGCCCGCGCTCATGGCCGCGTTGTGCAAAAATCTCTCTTCCCCGCTTTCGCCCGCCTGTGCATCCGCCAGCCACTCTTCGCTTTTCTGGTGGGTGTCCCTGCCCCAGTTATAAACGGGGTTGTCCACCTTGCTGCTGGCTTTGCCCGCAGCGAGCCGTGCACGTGCGTCCTTGATCTCCTCTTCTGTCCACCCGGCGCTCACAAGGTCTTTGTCGGTGTACATCCCGTTGGTTCCGTCTACGCGCTGGATGGCACGCATCAGGGTGCGGGTGCGGTCGTCGTCCTTGATCTCGGTGCCCACCGCTTGCGGCAGAGCACCCGCCGCCATAGCCCCTGCACCGGCAATGCTGGCCGCAAGGCTTTTGGCACTGTTGCCCAGCCGCCGCCCGGCCCGGTAGGCCAGCGGCAGCGTCTCGTATTGCTGATTGATCGCGCGGGCCCGGTCGATGTCCGCCTGTGTCCAGTTGCTGTTCTTGATGAGGTCTGCGTCCGTGTAAGCGCCATGAGTCCCGTCGATGCGCTTCACCGCCTCAGAAAGGTTCCGGTTGTCGTCGGTGTCTTTCCAGCGGTTCACATCCTTGTAAATGTCCTTGGTGCCCATGTCCTGCTGGTTCAGCCAGTCCCTCCGGCTGTCCATCTCGTCCGCAAACCCCAGATTGTTGTTTGCCCGGTACTCGTCAAATGCTTTCGAGGTCAGGTCGATATTTGTCGCTTCCGTCTGCTTCTGTTCCCGCAATGCTGCCGCGCTGCCCTTTGCCCAGCCGCCCGCAGCCGTCGAAGTCTGTGTGGCCTTTGCGGGCGTGCTCGCCGCTGTCGTTTCCTGATTCTGGTGCCGGCCTTTTTCTTTCTGCGCCCGCAGCGCAGCCGCACTTCCTGCCTTCCATGCCATCCTACATCCTCCTTAAAATCCTGCGTTCAGCATTGCTTTGTCGATCACGTCGTCCGACGCGCCCATGTTCATCAGCCGGGTCGCGATCTCGTTGGCGTTCAGACCCTTCGCCTTCCAGCCCTTTGCGTAGCTCAGGGCGTTGCTGTAGGGCATTCCGGTGCTTGTGTTACTCGTCTGCCCACTCGTTGCCTTCTGCGTCGTGTGATTTCCGGTGTTCGAGAGCCGCAGCTTCGAGCTGGCCGGGGTATATGGTTCCACTACCGGCGGGGCCGTAAGCGTCCCTGTGGTGCCGCTCACCGTCTCCGGTTCCAACCATCCCGCATCGGTCAGGACCTCCTTGTAATGGCTGTAGAGCGGATTCGTGTCCTTCATGCTGGAAAATTTGTTGGCCATGCTCGTGAGCTGGCTGGTGGTGTATCCGCTTGCTGTGCCGGAGCTGCCGCTTCTGCCCGAAGATCTTCTCCCGGAGCCCGAACTGCTGCCCGTCTTGGTGGCCGCCGCCTTGGCCGCAGCGGTGGAAAGCAGTCGGCTCGTCAGCGTGCCGTAATTGCCCGCTGCGCTGGCGTCCATGCCGTACATCTTCAGCAGGTTGGCCGCTGCTTCCTGATTTCCGCTTGCCACCAGAGAAGCCGCGGTGCTCAGCACACTCGCCTGATCGTCCCGCGTGATGGGTGCCCCAGTGTAATTCGCGAAGGCGTCCGCGTTCAGGCCGTACCGGGTCAGCACGTCGCTGGCCGCATCCCCAGCGCCCTGCGTGTACAGGTTGAACGCCTGTTGGTAGGCGCTCAGGGCGTCGCTCTGATCGGTGCGGTTCTTGTTGTACTCCCACTGTTCCCGCGCAAACTCATTTTCCCACTGCTGCTGCGTGTACCCCATGTACCCGTCGTAGGCGCTCTTGGCCACATTGCCCACGGTTCGGATGCCGTTCCAGAGGTTGTTCCAGTAGTTGTCGTTCTCGTTCCGGGCCTGTGCGCTCTGGTTGGCTAAAAAATTCTGCCGGTTGTACCAGTTCGAAAGGTTCGAGCCGTATGCCGAGCGATCCAGCGCTTCGGTGTTTCCCATCCCGGAAAGGGCTTCCACCAGCCCGCTCTGCCGGTTCTTGTATTCATTCAGCGCCCGGCTGCGCAGGGCTGTCAGGGCGGCGTCCACGTTCGCGGTGGCCGCGCCCTGTCCCTGTGCTGCCAAGCTGTCCGCCCAGCTGTTGCCGTACCCGCCGCTCAGCGCCGCCGCGTTGGCCCGCGTGTTGTCGGCGGCCGCCGCTGCCGTGTCGGCGGTCTGGTCGCGGTACTGCTGGTAAGCCTTCGCCAGCTCGCTCCCATCGTACCCGCTGCCGATCTGGCCGGTCAGTGCGTCCATAGCCTCCTTGTTCTGGCTCACATAGTCCGCCGGGCGGTTGGCATTCCATTCCTGTTCTTCCTGCTCCGCCTTGTTCTTCCGCTTCAACGTATCAAACAGCATATCGTCACACTCCTTCCAAGCCCCTCAGATCGGCACGCCCATCGCCCGCAGCACCCACGGCAGCGCCATCGCACCCACCTGTGCCACGTTCCCCCAGAACTTCGTCTTGTTGGCCGTGTTCTGCTGCTTTTCGCCCACCGCGTCGGCGTATTCGGCCTGTGCGTTGTTGAGCTGGCTATAGTAATTGTTCAGCTTCGTGTTATAGGCATCCTGCGCCAGCTGCTCCTGCTTCTGCAATGCTTCCAGCCGGGTGGTCAGGTCGTTCTTCTTCGAGGTGTACTCGTCGAAGGCTTGGCTGTACAGGTCATCCACCGCGTTGCTCAGCCCCGCCATGGTGCTCTGATAGGCCGTCTGCCCGTTGGTGCTGGCCCAGCTGTTGCCGTAGCCGCCGGTCTTGCCCGCCGCCTGTGCCGTGGCGTCCTCGCTGGCCAGCTCTGCGCCGCGGGTGTAGCGGTTCTTGTACTGCTGGTAGGCGTTGTCCTTCGTGTAGTCGTAGGAAAAGCCCTTTTTCGTCAGGTCTGTCAGTGCGTCCTGCGTGCTGCCGATCTGGCTGCCGTACTCGCTTTTGTACTCGCCCGGCATCTGGCTCTTCAGGCTGTTCAGGTTGCTCTGCGCCGCATTCACCCGGTTCGTCGTTGCGGTGTTGCTGGCCCTGCGGTTGTCTATGTAGTTCTTTCCCGCGTTGATCACGTCCTGCGTCACCCGCACGCCGCTCCAGCCCGGAATGAAGTATTCCCACCATTGTCCACTTGCCATTTGTCTTGTCTCCTTCCATTTTTAACTGCTCCCCATCGGGGAGCTGTCTGCAACGCAGACTGAGGGGTTCCTCTAAGCAGAGCTCCCATCTCTGGGGGAGCTGCAAGCAGCGCCGCCGTCAGGCGGACTGCGCGCTGAGAGGGCAAGCCCGCTGCCCGCGCGCCGAGAGGTTTACTCCACCTTCAACCCCATTGCGGTGAGCTTGTCCCGCATGGTGTCGGAAAAATTCGTCTCGTCCAGATTCTGCATCATGTACAGCATCTGATCCCGGAGCTGCATCAGGTAGTTGTTGATAGCCCGCGCATCCTCCGGGTTCATGTCTTCGCTCAACTTCGGCAAGCTGATCTCGCCTAAGCGTGTAATATCCGCCATATCAGTTCCTCGGTTCTCCTCCGGCCACCCGGTTGCCCCGGCTGTCCGCCATGGTAAAGGCGACGCTCCGCACCGCGATCTGCCCCGTTCCGGTCAGCCGCAAGCGCATCGTGTCGTGCCGTGTTGGCCCAAAGGGCAGGTTGACCCGCGTGTATTTGTTCAGCACCGCTGCCTCGCCCAGCGTCTCCCACGCCCCGCCGTCGTAGCTGGCTTGCAGCTTCACCACGCTGTAGGTCAGCGCATCCACCCGCAGCGTCACCCGGCTCACATATTTGTCCGCCGGGGTGTTCAGGCCGATGTCGCCGGTCACCGCGTCGAAGGCCACATTCTTTTCCAGCGCCGCCTTGGCTTCGTCGGTGTCCCGGTCGGCCTCGCGGTTCGGCTCTGTGGCCCAGAGGATTGCGCCGTCCCACTGGTAGAGCTGCCGCCCTGTGGAGCACATAGCCCAGCCCTCGGCTTCGCTGTCCCCGGCCACGTCCTCCTCGTGCCAGAGCTGCCGTTCGGTGTCGTACACCAGCAGCCTCGTTTCGCCGGTGCTGGGCTGCCGCATGTGCAGATAGTACCGGGTATCCAGCACGCCGCCCACCGCGCCGCGCACGTTCATCAGCCATGTGCTGTCCAGCACGCCGCTGATCTTCACGGGCAAGCTGCCGTCCCACGCCATCACGCCGTCGTTGCTCAGGTAGTACAGCACTTCCGCGATCACACACAGGCTGCGGCTTGCGTGTTTCGCCACACCGCGGCACTGGACGCTCACCAGCCGGAAATCCGCCGGGCGGCTGCCGTAGAGCTTGTGCAGGGTGTTCTCTTTGAAAAATAAGGCGTAGCCCATGCAGGTGGCGGCGCCGGTGAATTCGCCGTCGCTGCCCACGGTCACAGCGTAGCTGTCCGCAGCCGTTCCCCGGTAGGAGAACCAGTTGGTCGGGTCGCCCAGCTTGCAGCCGTAGATCACGTTCTCCCGGCTGGAGCAGCCCCATACCCGGTTGTCGCATTCGGTCAGGAAGTCGAGATCTGGCACCCGCCGCTCCACCCGGAACAGTTCGAGGCTGCCCTCCAAGCCGCTGCCCTTTCCGTCGATGCTCCGCCAGCGGAGACGATCTCCCTCCTTGGTCAGGGTCCCGTAGAAATAATCGCCACCGGGTTCCGCCTTTACCTGCACGAAGTCGTCTCCCTGTGCATACACTACGCGGTCCCCCGTCAGCTCCTTCCAGTACCCGTCTTCGTTGGCCCCGATGCCGCTGATCGTCACGGTGTCCCACACCGCAAAATCCTTTCCGATGCCCGTTGCCTCGATCTTGCAGTAGTTCAGCTCCACCGCCGACCAGCTCCCCAAGGTCTCGTTGTACACTTCCAGCACGCTTTCGCTGCTGTAGGGCACTTGGCTGTTGATGACTTTCAAGAAGACCTGCCCGTCCGTGGGATTGTCCGGCTCTTTTGCGGCGTGCCCGGTGGCGGTGTAAGTCCGGCCCGCCGCATCGCAGGGCGTCAGGGTCACGGTGCCGGTGCTCTCCCACCCAGCGCCCAGCGGGGTCAGGCTGCCGGTCTTGGTGTCAAAAGCCGCTTTGTCCGGGAAGAGGATGATCTTCGTGCCCATACCCACCATGATCTTCTCACTGTCGCTCACGGCGTTTTCCAGCACGATCTCTTCCTCTGCGGCCGGCGTGGCAAGCGTTTCCTCATGGTCGGCCTTGTATCGCAGCGTCGTCCCCTCGCACAGAAGCATTCCGTTCAGATGGTACATCCCGTTGCAGTGTTCCACTGCTTCCATCTTCCGCCGGGGCGTCCGGGTCTGTAACGCCGGATAGCCCCGGCTGGAAAAATTCCGCATCCGGGTAAATTCCGCCTCCGCACAGGCATAGCTCTCATTCAGCCCGCCGAAGGCCGTCAGGCTGCTCCGCCCGGTCGAAAGGCTGTATACGCTCGGCAGCGCCATTTCAATACCTCCATTTCGTGTCCATTTTCGGCAGGTAATGCTGGCGGCACCAGATGGCAAATTCCTCTTGGCAGTTGTTCGCCACCTGCATCTCGTTGGCATACCGGTCGGTCTCGCCGAGGGCAAGGTCCATCTGGGCGCTCAGGTAGTGCGGGTAGTAGTCATCGTAAGGCTGGGGCAGCATCAGCTCGGCATCCTGCCGCAGCATCTCCTCTTCCCGGTCGTACAGCACATCCGCGCCCACTGCGTCGAAGGCGTCGGTGTCGCTTTTCTCCACCACGCTTTTCCGCAGCCCCGCATCCGCTTGCCGCAGCCATAAGATCTTCAGCTCGCGGTCGAACCCGTTGTTGGCCCGCAGCTTGTCCGCCAGCTCAATTGCTTTTCCTACCGTCATTGGGCAGCTCCTCTCTGTCGCGGAGCACTCCCGCTCCCGACACCATAAACTTTTTCGTCCAGTACAGCCCCACCGTCCTGCCAAGGGCTCCCCTACTAGGGGGAGCTGGCAGCGCGGAGCGCTGACTGAGAGGTTATCAAAAATCCCCGGCACAGCGGTGCCGCCGGGCCGGGGTTCGATTTTGTGTGCGCTGAGAGGGCAAGGTCACTCCCCGCGTGCGATGATGGCTTCCATCCGCGCGGCGCTCTGGGCGTCCTGCTCCTCGCTGTGCTGGATCACTTCCGCCACCTCCGGCGGCACCTGTACGGTCACACCGCGCTTGATCTGGTAGTTCACGCCGTTCACGCTCACGAACAGGTCGCCCTTGTAGCGCCCGTTGTCGCTGAACAGCCGGATGCTCACCATTTCACCGTCGTTTTCTTTCTTTGCTGCCATTTGCTGTTCTCCTATCTGCCCGTTCGGGCTCAAAACGCTCCCCATCGGGGAGCTGTCTGCAACGCAGACTGAGGGGTTCCTCTAAGCAGAGCTCCCACTTCGGGAAAGACTCCCCCGGCCGGGGAAGGTGGCGCAACGCGCCAGAATGGGGGACACTGCAAGCAGCTCCGGCAACGCCGGACTGCGCGCTGAGAGGGCGCGTTTAGTTCGCCGATGCACTGGCCGAATAGGTCGAAACGCTCTCAATGCGGATCATGTACTGTTCCACCAGACGCTCTGCCGTCTGGGTGGCCTTCCAGCCCACGGATGCACGCTGGTTCAGCGGGTCGTCGCCGTAGCCCAGCTGCTTTACGATGTGTTCGAGGCCGCCGCCCTCGATCTCGGTGGTGCCGTAAGCGTGGGCGCCGAGGATCAGGGTAGCGAACACGGCCAGACCCGCCGGGCAGGTGGCGTCCTTCCAGATCTTCGCCTCGCTGGTCTCCACGAACCGCACGCCGTGCAGCTTGCCGATCTCGCCGTTGTAGATCTCATCCGGCTGGGCGTACTTGTGCACGTCGATCCAAGCCGGGTCGCTGCGCAGGTCGTAGGAGATGTAAGGATGGATGATGGCGATGTAGCTGCCATCAATGGGGTCGGCGTTCATAGCCTTGAGCTGGGTCGCCGCCTTCATGATGAGTTCGCTGGTCAGCTTGGCCGTCTTGTCCAGATTGGCGCGGCTCTTCACCTCGGTCTGTACGCCGTCGGCCACCTTGGGCGCGTAGATGACATTGGTGCCGCCCACAAGGATGTCGCGCACCACGCTGTCAATGGTGCGGCCCGCCTGAGAGGCAAGGATCTTGGTGGCCTGAACGATGTTGTTGTCGATGGCGGTCAGCTGCAGCGTGTCGGTGATGGGGGTCCAGCCGCCGTACTGCTTCACCTCTGCCGTCACGGTGGAGACGTTCAGGTTCTGGCCGTCGGGGGTCACGCCCTCGGTCAGAGGCGTGGTCGCCTTGGGCAGACTGTCGTACTTGCGGAACTCGATGGTCTTGCCGCCGTTGGCCGGGATGGGGTACTTGTCGCCGAACTGGTCGTGCACCAGTGCCGGTTCCGCCTGATCCAGCAGCCGCTTCTCGTAGTAGGTCTTCATCTCGGCGCTCATGCCGGATGCGGTCGTGGTGTTCTGCAACTGTGCGCTGGCCTGTGCGAACATCTGCAGATCCAGCTTCATGGTCTTGTCCTTCATGTTTTTCCTCCTGAAAATATTTTGTTTCTCTAAACAGCCTTGTGCAAAAGGCTTTCCTCTTCGGGGAAGCTCCGCGACGCGCCGCCGTTAGGCGGACGGAGCGGTGAGAGGGCAAGCCCGCTGCCCGCGGCTGAGAGGGCTACAACGTAATGATCTCCCCGCGCAGCACCCTTCTTTCCAGTGCCTCCCGGTCCTTACGGCTCATGTGTTCCACGTCGAGGTGGGTCTGCACCGCGCCGCCGGGGCGGGTGCCGTTCTCAGCCGGGCGGCTGGCCCGCTGCTGCACCCGGTTCAGCACGCCCTGCTCGGTCTGCTGGGCCGTTGCGGCAGTCTGCCGGGCCATCAGGCGGTCAAAGTATGCTGCCCGGTAGGCTGCTTCCATCGAGCAGCCCGCCCGCATCATCTTCTCCACCTCCGGGTTCGCCAGCACCTCTTCCCGATCGAAATCCGGGTACTTGGCTTTCAGTGCTTCGGCCTCGGCGTCCCACCGGGCCTGAATCTGTGCGATCCGGGCCCGCTCGGCTGCGGCTTTCTGCATCTGCTGGGCCGCCTGTTGCTGGGCGGTCAGGCGCTTGTTCTGGGTCTCCAGCTTGTCCATCTCCCGCGCGGTCTTCACAGAGATGCCCTTTTCCATGGCGATTTTTTCGAAATACGCATCGTCCTTCACCACGCCGTTGCGGATGGCGTCCGTCAGGGCCGTAAGGTCGGTGGCGTCGGTGCCGTACTCCTCTGCGATGGCTTCCAGCAGCCCCCGCATCTCCGGGCTGGCTTCGAGGTTCTGCGCCGCGATCTGCACCGCGTTCTGCATCATCTCGTCGGCGAGATCCTTGTACTCGCCGCTCATCATCTGCCCGAACGCCCTCCGCCGCTCCGCCGGGCTGGGCTTCTTGGCCTCCTCGCCCGCTTCGCCTTCGCCGTTCTCGCTGCCGCTGCCCTCCGCCGCGGAGTCCGTCGCCTCCGGGTCAGCACCGCCTTCCGCTGCATTGTCCGCAGCCGGTGCAGCGTCCCCGGTAGAAGCAGCACCGCCATCTGCAAAGAGCTGCAACTCCAGTGCTTTGGTCTTTCTCTCGGTCGCATTGATATACCGCACGTTTTCCGGGTATTCTCGCTGCAACAGAACCAGCCCGTCCGTCACCAACTCAAACTTCGCGATATTGTTATTGCTCTTTTTGCACACAACCGAAAATCCTTTTCCGTCGTTGCCCATACAGGTCCCGACGCTGCACGCCAGCGTCTGCATCAGCACCGACACCGCTGCACAAACGATGTCCTTGCCCTTCTCGGCGTACCCTGCGTGCCCTTCCGCCCGCAGGATCATCTCGTCGCCGACCTCGTTGTAGATTACCTGAATCATTCATTGCCTCCTGTAAAAATTCCTCTAAGCAGAGCTCCCACTTCGGGGGAGCTCCGCGACGCGCCGCCGTTAGGCGGACGGAGCGGTGAGAGGGTTATTTATTCGGGTTATTCACGTTCATGGCCCGCTTCGCCGCCTGTGTGGCAAGGCTGTTGCCGCCGCTGCCCACCTGTGCCCCAAGGCCGTTGGTGGCGCTCAGCCCCTCGCTGGTCCCGCCGCTGCCTCCGCCGGATGCCCCGGCAGCCTGTGCGGCCGCTCCTGCCGCTGCGCTCATGTTGGAGCCGGTCATCTGATCCAGCAGCCCGGCCATCTTCTGCACCTGCTCCATGGCCTGTTGCAACTGCTGGTAGAGGGTGCCGTTCTGCTGCACCCGCTCCCGCACCTTCTCGATGCCCTCAAAGTCCATCATGTCCAGCGCCGCCAGTGCGGCGTCCGCGTTGGCCGGGGCGAAGAACCCCAGCTGGTAGCATTCCTTTGCCGTCTCGTTCTGGGAGAGGCGGTTGAAGGTGCTCTTCTTCGCCGCGCTCACCGTGATGTCGAACACCGGCTCGTGGGCCCCCAGCTCCACGCCGCCCACCATGCCAACCGGCTGGGGCCGCAGCGCTTGGCCGGAAAATGGCACGAACTCCGTCTGGCCCGTCGGCCCCGTGATACGGTACACCCGCTCTTCGTCGTAGAACTGCCGCATCAGCTCGATGATGAGGTAGCATTCTTTCGCGAAGGCCCGGTAGGCGCTCTTCAGCATATCGCGGGAGAGCTTCGAACCCGCCTCCTGTAAAGCCGCAATGGCCGAAGCCGCCGTCAGGCCGCTGGTGGTGCCGCCCTGCGAGACGTCCCGGTTGCCGCTGATTTCCTTCAGCTCGCTCACCCGCGCGTCCCGGTAGCTGATGCAGTTTCCCTGTAAGCCCGCCGTCTGCAAGGGGCTCAGGATGCCGTCCCGGATGCCCCCGGCCACGTGCACGATGTCCTTGGACCAGTCCGCCAGTTCCTCTTCGTTCACCCCCGCCGCGTCGCTCAACAGGAAGCGGGGCTTCGCCGCCAGCTTGATGTTCTCGTCCATGGCGTGATTCATCTCGTCGATGGCGGTCTGGGTGTCCTTCATCACGTCGATGTACCCAAAGCCCGCCGGGCTGTCTTCTTCCATGAACAACGGGTCGAACACAAAGGGGTACTGGCCGTGATCGTAGAACCCCCGGTCGGCATACTGCGGGTCGTTCTCGCTGGCGTAGAGGACGACCCCGTTGCAGAACTTGCAGTAATGAAGTAGCGGTTGCCCCTCCGGGCGAGCCTTTTTGTAGTACCAATCCACCACCACGCTCTTGTCGGCGGTGGAGATGTTTTCGTCGTGGATGTACTTGGCCACTTCCAGCGTGCTCCCGGTGTGGCCGTCCATCTGGGGCCACTTGGCCTTCAGCTGGTCGTTGTCTTCCAGACTCAGGCTGAACAGGTTCGGCGATTCCTGAATGTCCATCACCCCCGGCTCCCAGTACAACATCAGGATGTCCATGCTCTTGATGGCGATGTCTCCGATGCCGCTGCGCTTCGTCGGGTCCCAGAAGATGCCCTTCACGCCGGTGCCCTGCTTGAGCTTGCGCCACCATGTGTCGCTGTAGGCCTGTTCGTAGTCCGCCTGTTCCAGCACCACCGGCAGCACCTTCGAGAGGACCTTCGCCGTCTTCTCGTCGTCCGCCGCTCTGGGCAGCACGTTGGGCTCCGGGTAGTTGTCCATGGCGTCGGCGTGCTTGTTGGCAATGGAGTTGAACAGCCACCCGCTCGCCGGGGTAGGTTTGTCCTCCATCATCTTGTTCTTGTAATTCTTCCAGTGCCGCATCCGAAACCACAGCTCGTTGTCCACGATCCGGGTGTCCAGCGCGGCCTTGCCGCTCTTGTACTGCTGCAAAAGCTGCGCCGCCTTTGCCACCTCTTCGGTGCCGATGACTTCTTCCGCAGCAGTCATTTCTAACGTGTCTTCCAACTGTACCTCCTTCTGTGGTCAGCGTCCTTGCCAGCTCCCTACACCCTATAGAACTTCGTCCGTCTCCCATCCAGTTCCAGCGGATCGTCCCGCAGCAGCGGAGCTTCCATATGCTGCCGGGGGCTGATGGGGTTCTCCATCAGTACATACCGGCACTCGTCGTAGATGTGGTCTTCCTGCGTCGTGTCGATGTCCTCCACCCGGCTCTCGTCGTAGACCAGATTCGGGATGGTTCGGATGAAGTGCTTGCAGGTGTCGAAGACCTGAAACATCGGCTTGCCTTCTTCGTCGAAGGCCAGCCGGTAGTGGAACTGCATCTTGCCCGCCAGCCTCGTGTGGTCGCCGGGCATCCAGTGCAAAAAATTCGGGCTTTTCTCCTGCATGGCCGCAATGCTTTCGCCCCGGCTCTCGTCGAAGATGGCCGGGTCTGCCACTCCGGTAATGACCCGCCCTCGCAGCATCGGGTCGTTCTCCTCCGCCTCCCGGATCATCCGGGCCTGTTCCACCGGGTTCACCTTCGTTCCCTCGTTGGGGGTCCCGGTGCAGCCGTACAGTTCCTTGATCCGGTAGAGCCGCCCTTCCTCGTCCGCCGCGTACCACCCCACCGAGAACGGCTTCG